CTCCAACTCCAACTCCAACTCCAACTCCAACTCCAACTCAAACTCAAACATGAGGCGTGGGATTAGAAGATTTTGAATCTCTCGATCACAGTCGATGATCGTGGGATTCGTCACATCGTCACCCGTGTGGTAAATACCATTCAGTTGACGTATAAACTAACTCTTGGCGGCAAGAATATTAGAGCCCTGGAATACCTGATAACCAGCTACGATCTGGAAAGCAAATAATATCAGCATCATTCCCTGGCGGGTGGAGCGTTCCCCCCTGGTGAGACCAGTCTTGATGGAGAACATGTTGTAAGCCAGGATATAGCAAATGAATGAAAGGCAGAGAAGCAAATAGCTGAATTCTTTCGTGGCCATGAGACGGCTCCCCGCGATGAGGGGGGACGAAACCGACATGAAGAGAACGCCGAAGAGACTCACCAGGGCAAACGCTCGGATACCCTGGAGCATCGAATCGGTGCTATCGGTGATCTGATACTCCGCCGGCTTCTCCTTGGAAGTCAGGGCCGTGAGCCTCTCGCGCTTTCCGTAGGTTGTATATGCCAGTGCACTTTGCTCCACGATCATGCACACGGCCGCGAAAGACATTGCAACACTCATGTTCGAAAGACCCGCGCTCGACCCCAAAATATCCATTTATTAGTAGGATACAAAATAAATTTCGTACATACTTAAAGATTTTATCTTAAAGTAGGTAATGATAACGTCCAGGGGAATCGTCTTGCAGAGGGATAGGGACCTGATGAGAAAACTGACTTTCCACCCAATACAAAATCCTGATTTCCCCCACGAGAAACCCACGAAGGCTTTCAAGCTAAATGGAAATAAGATGCTGATACCTCGGCACGCCGCCCCCCTCGTGGATCCCCCCACCGACCTGGTGGACACCCGTTCCGAGCCCCTGGACATTGACATAACCTTCGGTGGAAAGCTCAGAGACGACTTGCACCAGGGGGAGGCATCGCGGAAAACCCTCGATTTGATTATCAATACGGGAGGGGCGGTTCTCTGCCTGGATGCAGGATTCGGCAAGACCATCGTGGCCCTCGATTTAATATCAAAAATTAAGAAGAGAACGATTATCATCGTCCACAAGGAATTCCTGGCCAGCCAGTGGGAGCAGAGGATTGTTCAGTTCTTGGGGGAGGGCGTCACCGTGGGTCGAATCCAGTCGAATCGTTTTGAAATCGACAACGACATAGTGATATGTATGTTCCAGACCCTGTGTACCAGGGAATATGAGAAAAATGCGTTCGACACCGTGGGATTCATGGTGATCGACGAGGCCCACCACGTGCCTGCCGCCGTATTTTCCAGGGCGCTGTTCCAGCTGTGTCCCCGGTACTGCCTGGGTCTCTCCGCCACTCCCGATCGGCGCGATGGATTGCAGGAAATTTTACACTGTTTCATGGGGCGAATTTCATTTCAGGTGGAGCGCGTGGTGGAGCCCGGCACCGCCAGCGTGCAGGTTGAATTTTACGAATCCCCCCAGGATTCCAGGCCGCTGCCCCTCAACAGGGTGGGGAAGGTTTCGATGGCCGAATTCATCAACGAGCTGGCTGAATCGGAGGATCGAAACAAATTTATCGTGGGTATCGTTGAAAAATTGGAAAAATCGAGAAAAATTTTAATATTATCAGATCGGCGGGAGCACTGTAAATACTTTCACGGAATTTTTGGTGATTCGGGGGGGTTGTACCTGGGGGGAATGAAGCAAGCCGATCTAGATGAATCCGCGGGGAAACGCATCATCATGGCTTCATTCGCAATGGCCGCGGAGGGTCTGGACATCGGTGACCTGGATACCGTAATTCTATCAACTCCCAAAACGGACATACGCCAGGCGATCGGACGATGCATGCGAGCGGGGGGTCGCAGAAAAAATCAACCCCTCGTCGTGGACATAGTGGATCGGTGGGGTTCTCTATCCCACTCCATGTTTAATAAAAGGAAGAAAATCTACATGATGAAAAATCTTATGTAACTACACCAGGTAGATTAGGTAGATTAGTTATTAGGAGGCCGGGGGAATCTGCTAAGCTGATTAACTCTTCTAGTACCGAGTGTTTTAGACAGTTCTCCCTGTGCTTTATTTAAATGGTTACTGCCTAATCCACCTGTCTTTTTTAACAGACTCCTGAAAATGTTCTTAATATTTTTAAGATCCGTTTCGGAGGGTTCGTTCGCCATGTTCTATATATATTATATTCATAAATTTTTTTTTACTGAGTGATTTGTCTGCTCATTTCCGTCGCATGCTCCAATGCCACGATATCGTGCCTGACCACCGCTTCGGGAAGAGAAACCATCACATTAGATTCAGCCACAACCCTGGCCCACTTCAGCCAGTCTCTAATTAAAGCGACACTGGGGGTATTAGGGGGGGTATTAGGGGGGGTAGTCTGGGTACCGGTCGCGGTACTGGTCGTAGGTCTGCTGTTATCGGTCTCGGCACGGGGGGGGGTATGAGTCTGGGTCGCGTGGTTTGCACGGGCAGCTTTCGCATTCCTGCCCATGACAACTTCCGCCCACATACCAAACTTTCTGGCGATATTTTCCTCACTCAAACCACCACCCTCCTTCGTTTCAATTATTTTCATGACAGCGTATAATTTCTTTAACGAATCATGCAATGCTTCCTTATTGTTTGGACTCCTCTGGGTTTCGCGTTGCAACTTTCCTAAAATTTGGGCCAGTTTACGGAACGATTCCGCGTGCTGTGTATTCCCTTCACCCGCGGGACTCTGATCACTGCCCCTCTGAAGTTCTGAAATGTCCCTCTTAATTTTTGTAAGTTGATCATATAAGTCCTTTATGACGGTGTCATTAATACTTTTTATTTTATTGATTAAAAGATCCACATAATTTTTCAACTCATCCAGGCTATGGTTAGTTTTATTTTGAAAATTCTTCAGTTCAGACTTAAAAGCGCCGTCAGTGGCTTTATGTGCACGTAAATCCTTAGAAATTCTAATTAATGTGAATCTATGCTCCTCTATAGTTTGCTTCATTTTTTCATAATTTGCCTGTAGCTTGTCATATTTTCCCTTCATCGCCTCGAATTCCGAGTTTGTCGCAGTTTTCATTTCTTCCATGGTTTTCTTCAGTTCATTTCGGACCTTGTCGGCACTGGCGGGTAAATTTTTTTCATATTTCCTCACCAGTTCTGTCATGTTTGACTTGAGTTTATTAAATTCAGCCCGGGTGGGTGGCTGGTTAGCAGCCGGTACATTTGTAGCCGGTACATTTGGTTTTCCCTGGCTGGGTGGCTGGTTAGCAGCCGGTACATTTGTAGCCGGTACCTTTGGTTTTCCCTGGCTGGGCGTCGGAACATTATTTGTTCTTCCAGCCTGAGCAGTTTTTTTCTCTGACTTCAAATTTGCAATGTTTTTTTCTGATTTTGACTGTTTCTCTGATAATCTCCTCATTTGCTCCTGCAGTGCAGATCGTTCCCTGTTGGGAGTGTTTTTACTATTAATTCTTCTTTTTATTTCTTCCATCTGTCTAGCGACGCTGGAATTATTACTGCTATTCCGCGAAGAACGAGGACGGTAATCATCGTCATCATCGTTTCGCCCGCCAACCTTTTTTCGTAGGGATGAAAAAAAGTTGTTATTTCTTTCTGGGGCCGAGAAAAATGGACCGGGGGTGTTCGGGCGCTGGGGGGCTGAGAACACGGGACTGTTCTTGTTGTTCCCCCGGGTGTTATTGTCTTTGCCCCGGGTGTTCTTGTTGTTCCCCGGGGTGTTCTTGTTGTTCCCCTGGGTATTCTTATTATTCCCCTGGGTGTTAACAGGGGAATTGGGGGTTTCCACAGTCACCTGGGGTGCATTTTCCGGTTGTGGCGTCTCCTCCAGGAAATACGTCACACCATCGACCGTCTGAGATGTTCTCTCCGAGGAACCGGGCGTACCACCCACCGTACCACCGTACGACCCTGGGGAGCTGGGCAACGTTTTCTTCATGAACCTGAAATCCTGTTGAACCCAGTCCCATTTCCCGGAACGCTGAAGTTGTTTAAATTTTCTGCCGAGTAGCTGGATCCTCTTTCCCGTCTCTGGATTTATCGGATGTCTCACAGTTTTACGGTAGTCATTCCTCAATTCGGAGCCAACCTCCAAGAGCTTCTCCATACTATGATTTGACTAGAATTTTTTTTTACACCGAGGTATAATCGAACAGAGGATTTAAAGATGGAGAGTTTATACGATATCGTCAGCCAGTGCCACGTCGATGCCCACACCGAGATAGAGATGAGACTCGGGAGGATCACCCCCCAGGGGAATTTCGTCACGAACATCGAGGAGCTTGAGTTTGAGATTATTCTTGACAGCCTGAAGAAATACCAGGGGTGGGCCAAGGTAGAGGAAAGTGTGTGTGACATTTTTTCCAGTGGGGATGTGAGACTTGAGGAGGATCACCAGACTGGCGAACGGAAGTGTGTCATAAAGAACCGAATGGCCAACATCGACATTGGTGTACCGGGCGTGGATTTTGATGCACGGCTGTCGCTATCGTCGGAAGTTCCCACGGAGTACATTCCTAAATCATTCAGAAACCAATTCGAGAAAAAGAGAATTTCTTTCACTCGAAAAAATGTTCGCATCGACATGACAACTAAAAGGAGTGCCGACGTTGACGACGAGGTCGGCGTGCAACGGCAGATCGAGGTGGAATTGTTGAACCCCACTGATTTCTCGAAACCAGAATTCGTCAACTACACGTTCAAGATTCTAGACCTCATCAACTGTCGATCCCCCGTGGATGTTCAAAAGCTGTACGATGAATCATCAATCGTGAAAAATGCTTATTATTGATATTCCAGCCACGACGAGAAGAATCCCGGCGAGAGATGAGGTGTTCACGGACCCCGCCATGAGCGTGATGGGGATGATGCTCACCGCGGCGATGGCACTGGGGAAACCTGGATTTTTAGAGAGTTTTTGGGCGTAGCGGAGTAAATACATGGACAACGCACCAACCAGGGTGATTACTGATATTTTAATAAACATTTTTTTATCTATACTTTTAACTTTATCGGCTCGAAAGAGGTAGACCATACCGACAACCACCAGGTAAGACGGAAGCGCGTACAGAGTCACGTCGAATGGGTTGACTACGTCCACGATACTTTTCATATACAGTGTATAAAACACGCTCAATATAGCAGACAGAAATGAAAGAAATACCCACATGTATATTATAATAATATTAAATAAACATCGGCCTGGGGGGTGTCACCGGGCCGGCGTCCTGACGTACGACCGTCTTGTCAAAGATCATGATCTCCTCGGCATACCACGTGATTCCGATCCTCGAGTTGAAAAAGTAGACGAGAGATGGGCGCACGATGGCCATGGCGGTGTGCTGTCTAAAATCCCTGGGGCTAGGGGATTCCACCTTGTATCCATCGTGGACGACGACAGTTTTGCCATCGACCTTAAACTTCATGTTATTTCCGTTAATGCTCGGCTTGAAGTACTCCACGAATTCCTCGTCGCTGATGGTGGGAAGGGATTCCCGGACACGAGATTCGACATATTTTACGTAGTCCTGGATGACCGGTTCTGTGCCGACCGTGAGATCCAGGGACACCTTCCTGGCCGAACCCGTGTCGAATTCGGAGAAACCGAACGGGATGAAGAGACGGGGGGTTTGGATTGAAGGAGATTCTATTGAAATAAAATTACCACGACGGGCTCCGATCTTGAGATCGTCCCGGTTGTTCAGAGCATCTTGAAACGTATAGACCATGTTAAATAAGATTATCGAAAAGCTTTAACTCACATCTTCATGCGATGGCTGCAATCCAAACAGGTGATAAATATGGTCATGGGCTCGTCGGCCGATCGGGTCTGAAGCTCTGTGTAAGTTGTCTTCTTCGACTTGCACCTCCTACAGGTAAAGACCCCATCCTGGCGCGCTCCCGTCCACTTGGCATTCGACAACTGCATAAGTTCGTCGCGTTCCCTATGCTCCCTCTCCAGCTGGACTCTCCAGCAGGTGGGATCAATCTCCTCTGCAGTCAGGTTGGTGGTGTCCCACAACTCCCTAGAACGCAGACGCCCAATCAGGTCGTGTTTTTCAATCGCCTTTATCATGATCAGGAGGCGCTGCTTGTACGTTTGCTGTTTGTAGATATTTGACCACGAGTTGTTGTTCGAGGTATTCAGGCGAGACCTCAGCCTGGTAGTCCTGTGGGACACATTCATGCCTATCATGCATCTCTCGACGTACTGGACAACCTCGCCCTCAATTTTAGAGGCCATGGCAAATTCCTTCCCCGCCTTAACCAGGCCCTGGAGTTTCCTTGCCAGGAAGTTGACGTGGTTTAGGCGAAATTTGTCGTCTTCGAAATTCGTTTTCTTTTGTTTTTTTCTGGGGAGGGGGTCCTCGTCCAGATCCTCGTCCAGATCCCGCCCGTGAAGGTCCGCCGGGTCCTCGTCCTGATCCTCGTCCAGATCCTCATCCAGGTCCACCTCGGGTTCCTCGGGTTCCTCGGGTTCCTCGGGTTCCTCGGGTTCCTCGGGATCCTCGGGATCCTCAGAACCCGACAGCTCCCACTCATCTTCAATCGGATCCATATTCTCACCCCCCTTCTAACCATACTCTCCACTTATCCCTCGGTGTAAATTTTCACTCACTTCTTGATTGGTTTTTTTGGTGCAACGGGCTGTCTCACCGTTATAAAATCAGAAGCCCTCGCTGGTTCTGGAAATTTAAACGGCGCGACGGGGGATTTGAATTTTTTCCCTCCCAGGCAATTATCAGTGTGTAATTTACAACACTCGGGGTGTAGTGTACACTTATTCAGGATCGACTGACAGTCCCCCCCACAATTCGGAGTCGCGCGTTTATATGTCTCAAACAAGATAGGAAGTAAGATGATGGGAAACATCCTTATGTCTTGGGCGATAAAAAAAATCAGGACTGACACGGGCCCGCGCGCCAAAAAAAATAATTTCGTATAGTATATGTCTGGATCGAATCAAGCGAATGTCCTGAAATACTTAGGTCTCGATTATATTTTCAATGGCAAAAATGTCAACAACGTTAATAGGGAAAAGATCCTTAAGACGACACTCAAGAACAGTGGATTCAAGGGATATGTATTTACCACGAAAGGTTCGTATAAAATTGTACATCCAGGGGAAGATCCCATTCATATCCAATACATCAACTTGAAACAACTTCACAACATGGGTAATAAAAATAGTACCAATAAATTCATGTACGCTAACAGCGGTATTGAGGAAAAACCTACTCGGCTCATTGAACTGACCCACTTCTGCAAACTTGATGATCAGCCCCCAGGGTGGAACGGAAGTGGTTTGAATAAAAAACTCGAAGACTTATATAAGAAATTTGTGGGTGAGGCTGTGGAGGAGGAGACCGCCGGGAACGAGAACGCGACGCCGCAGAGGGCCCCCGGGAACGCGACGCCGCAGGGGGGCCCCAGGAACGGGAACGGGAACGGGAACGGGGGGACGACGCCGCCGGTGGGGCAGCCGGAGGGGCAGCCAGAGGAGGCGCCGGCGGCGGCGGGAGGGACGGAGGAGCCGGAGGTGATAAACGGGAACGGGGGGGCGCAGCCGGCGCAGCCGGCGGCGGGGGCGCCGCAGCAGGGGGCCGGGGTGAATATGAATAATACGAACAATGAGAACGAATGATTACTTCCTAAATATTTTAATAGTACCCCCTAGTAATGAAGAGTCTTCAGTCTAGCCTGGACGGTGATATGGGTCCAGATCTATACGGTTCGACCCTGGGTGGTCAATTCTACGAGTCTGAAGACACCGTCCCCGACCTCCCCCAGGAGGATTTAATCACAGACAGATTTAGCCCAAGTTCCCAGATTTCGAGTGTCGGATTCAATCCGCGTATCACAGATTTCCGACCCCAGGAGGTGGCTGGATCTCGTGGAACCATCGAGGTACCGCGGGAGGGATACGAGGATCCCGGCGACACCCGCCAGGATAGGCAAAATAATTTTGTAATAATGTCCTCTCTTTTCGGTGCATTAACCATTATATCTGCCCTAATTTTCGTGTAAAAATACACCGAGGGATAAAGAACAAGTACTATTAAATGAGGGAATTCATCGTAGGAATACACACGGCGCGCGAGGCCCATCGCGCGGATGATTTCAACCCATCCTACCCAGCGATCACGACGATTACTATCGAAATGAAGTTGAACAGGCTCGTGGATTTGTCAGAGTTTGAGAAGTTCATGAAGTACCCGTCCACCGTCGTGACATCTCTGGGTAAGGTGAGGACGTGGGCCCCCAAGGATACCACCAAGAATACTTTCAGAAACCAGTTCACTATCACGTCCAACGACAGTCGCAGGGTGAGGTCTGCACTGGTCTTTAAGAATGGAAACATCAAGGTGACCGGGGTGGAGGATGAACACGATGGTCAGGACGTCGCGTTCCAGTTCGAACAAATTTTTTCCAGGTTTTTTGATGTGAGTCGCATAAAAATGGAGGATCTGCATTACAGCCTCATCAACGCCAAGGTGAGGTTGAACAGAACGATCGCGTTCGACAAGCTGGCCGATTACATTGACCACACCATACGGGGGAGGCCCGATTTCCACGCGGCGCGGTGCAATTTCAACCGTTCCCCCGCGAGGAATTTTGTTCTGACAGTCTCGGGGAAGAGGGTGACCTTCTGTTGTTATTCCACCGGCACAATCATGATTCAGGGAGCCAGTACAATAAAAAATCTCGTGGAATCGTACGACATACTGCTAGACATGTTCGAGAACAATCGACACATCCTGGGAGGGCCCTCTGAAAAGGTCGAAAAAATGGACATGTTCAGGGGATATCAGATCGATAAACTATTTTCTGTGCTAAGTTTAAAATGAGTACGCGATTGGGTGATGCCAGCGGCCGCCGTTTCACGGACTACACAGCTCAGACAATCAGAAATGAGAAGATCGCAATTGACGCGGGGCTGGAGCCGTGGGACGGATATAGCTACCGTCGTTACCTCCTGGGCGATCTCTCGGGGGTTCGCGAGACCCAGCTGTGCGTCCACGGTTCGCCCGCAGGGGGGGCGCCGGTTATTACTGCCCCCGCCCCCCGGGAGGGGTGGAGTCTCCGTCGGGTGTGGAACTACCTGTTTAGTTAATCTCGTAAATAAATATCTTAAAATTCTTCAGTAAAATCTATAGAATTTTCAGCATTTTTCATACCGATTCCTAGTTTCGAGTACGACGATTCCCGTTGTTCGAAGAAATTGGTTTTAGAGCTCAGTCCCAGGGCGACCATGAAGTCGAATGGATTTTTTGAATTGAATATCTTTCCGTACCCGAGTTGAAGGCAGAGTCTATCCCCCACGTATTCTATGTACTCTTTCATCAGCCTGGAGTTGAGACCGATGAGGTCGGACGAAAGGGCCCCCTCCACAAATAATGACTCCACCTCCACCGCCGCCCTGACGATGGCGTGGACAACCTCCTGGGAGGGTTTATTTTGAAGCAGCTGAAACAATTCGCAGGCAAAATCACAGTGAAGCGCCTCGTCCCTGGAAATAAAGGAGTTCGCCATGCACAGTGCGGGGAGGAGGTTTCGTTTCCTGAGCCAGAATATACCTGCGAATGACGACGAGAACAGAATCCCCTCGACGCAGGCGAACGCAACGAGGCGTTCCGGAAAGGATCTGTCACGGTGGAGCCACGACAACGCCCACTCGGCCTTGCGCCTGATGGCCGGTATCGTTTCGATCCCCCTGAAGAGGGTGTTCTTGGTGTCCTCATCTTTCACCAGGGTATCCAGCAGGAGGCTGTACGTTTCCCCGTGAATCGACTCGTTGAAAGCCTGGTATGCGTAAAAACTTCTCGCCTCGGATATCTGAACCTCGTTGCCGAAATTCACGTCGAGGTTTTCCATGACGATGCCGTCTGACGCTGCAAAAAATGCCAGTATATTTTCTACGTATTTTTTTTCATTCTGGTGAAGACTATCCCAGTCGGCGAAGTCCTTGTCTGAGAAGGTGATCTCCTCCGCCGTCCAGAAGGATGCGACCGCCTTCTTATATAAATCCCACAGGTTGTTGTATTTGATGGGGAAAGTCACAAATCTCGAATTGTCTGGCTCGAGGATCGGTTCCATTCGTGTATCCTGGTACTTATAAACAAATTATATTTATAACTTAGTGGAGCTCGCACAGCTGGATATTTTCCCTGATGCAAACCAGGGTGCGTTTGTATACATACAGGGAATTGGGGAAGGGTTTGTCCGCCCTCTTCCTCAGCGGCACCCACCGGCCCGCCCCATCCACCTTGCATTCGACGATGTCTCCCTCGCTGTAGCCCGCGAACTGGTCGAGGGGGGTCCACGCGACTGGAATATTTGCCGCGTCTGACCTGACGAAGAGATCGTACCCCTCATCGCGAGCGGGTTCCAGATAATTGACCCACTGCCTCTCCAGGTTCACCCGATTGTGGTACACCAGCTTGAAATCGACGGTGTGCAGTTCCAGGGGTTTCCACTTGAACAGTTTGGGATCTGTGCCGTACGTGATGGGATGATTTTCCGGAGTGAAAATGATACCATCCGAGGTTGCTGGGTCATATATCTCCTCGAGCCTCTGGAGGGGATATATGGGTTTCACCTGGATCAGGTGTGACCGGTCCTCCATGTAGATGATTTCATCGACCAGTTTTGCTGCGTAGCCATGCCTCTCGGAGTACCTATTTTTGTGTACGTCGATTCCACCGCAGATGGCGCAATCTATGACGTGGTATGCACCCCCCACGAGTTCACAGTCCAGAATCGTAAGTCTCCTCGCGTATCTTGGAAATCGAACCCCCCTGAGGGTGCTCCTGGTGCCAGACCGGTTCACGTCGTACACCGCGTCACCCTCCACGATGAGGATCCTCCTCTCTCCATCCAGTTTAGTGGAGCACCAGTAATTTTCCCGTTGCAGCGTGGCAATGTCCCCGCGTTCCAGGGAGGAGGGCTGGGGGCACGGGAACCTATTCCGGGAGGGGGCCCCGAGGACGGTCCGGAGGTTCTCCATTTACTACCACTGATTATTTATGCCTCGGTGTAAAAATAAACTTATCGATAAATTAAATACAGTAAGAGAAGAGTATTAATTACGTTGAATCCCACGATTGCCGATAATATTATAAAAACGTACCTCTTGATGACCCTCACTTTCTCACTTTCGTTCACTATGCTGAAGAATTGATCCAGGACATCGACCTTCATGACGCTATACAATTAATGATTCTTATTTTTTCAGTTAAAGTTATAACTCCCCTGTGAGTAATGGACAGATTCCTCGCGAGGAAGTGGAAGACCCAGACCGAGTATGCCGGAAAAATCATTAATTGTGTATACATGGATGAGAGGGCAACCGTGAAATTCATTGGAGAGACTGACGACATATTCAGCTTCCCCACGGACAGCATCAGGAGTGATTCCGACTTCATGGAACTATTCGAAAAACTATCAATGTTTCACAAAAATATTATATTCGAGGACGCCGACATCCTGATGAAGACCCCGGTGTGGAAGTTCTTAAAGTCGGGCCACCCCCTGATGAACATTCATTCCATCTGGATACCCAACGAATTCAACACCCCGGTGGACAAATTCCACCTGGAAATTCGGGGGGAGGAACCCGTCCCCCACCTGGAGCGAAACATGGATTTGTTCGACACCCACGACGACACCATGAGGGTGCTCCTCACCACCAGGCCCGGCCCCCTCACGTACGGTCAGTATCTGAATGCCATATCGGAACCCGGGAATTCCCTCGGAATAATTCAGGAAAATTCAATAGATTTGAAATCCCTCCAGGACATTGCCAGGATTAGCGAATTAATTTCGGAATGCGACGCGAGTACGTCCACCAACCAGGAGATCAGCTCCATAACGGGTATATTGATGACGTCTCACATAATAGGGGGGCGGCTGAAATGTCCCCTCCGCAAGGCGACCGCGTGGAGTAAGAACTTCAATGCCAATTTTCGGAAGAAGCGCTTAAATATGATAAATGCCCCCCAGGAATATCTTGATTTTTTCGGAAAGAATCCTGACAGGATAGTGGATTATTGTTTTAACTCAGCTTCGCTGGAGACCCTTCTCTCCGCCCCCTTCGCCCCCCGGCACGACAAAAAGGAAGTTAAAAGAATATGTGCATTAATAAAAAATGGGAAGTGAAGACAAGACCCCCGAGGAGACCCCCGAGGACGTCGAGACGTGCGAGTACGAGGACTTCAGCATAAATGTCCACCAGAATGAGGTGCATTTCACTGGCGATATCACGAGTGAGTCGGTTCACCAGCTGTCCATGAAGATGAGGGCGCTGGACAAACGCCTCAGCCTGTTCAACGGAGAACAGATAATTCATTTGTTTATTACCTCAGACGGGGGGTGTCTCTTCTCCGGGTTCAAGTGCTACGACATAATTTCCTCCCTGAGGTGCACCATCCACACATACGCCGTGGGGTTGGTGGCCTCCGCGGGAACTTTACCTTTCATGGCCGGCTCCAAGCGGTTCATGGGAGACTATTCGTTCGTGCTGATCCACCAGCTTTCGAAGGGGGTGTCGGTGGGGGAGAAGTTCGAGGAGGCGAAGGCTAATTTGAAAAATGATAAAATGTTGATGAAAAAAATGAGGAAGCTCGTCGAGTCCAAGGGAAATGTCCCAGAGGACAAGCTGACCGAGATGTTAAAAAATGATATATACCTGGACTCCGAGAAATGTCACAAGTGGGCCATCGCCCAGCCGTGGTTTAAGTAAATTTTTTTTCAGGATATAGAATATACAGATGAATATCAAGCGCTCGGGATCATCCATGACAAACTCCCTGAACGCGCTGACTCCTCAGGCTAAAATTGTGTTCTTGGCCGCCCTGGTGCCCCTGATCACCGCCCTGACCAAGTATCGCTGGATCGATGCGGCGGTCCTCGCCGTCAGCGGCCTCCTCAGTGTTTACAACATGACGTGTCTTTCGAGTGGAAAGACGTGCACCATGTGGGCGTGGATTCTTTCCGTCACGTTCGCGGGCATGGTCGCTTTCGAATTCCTACAGGAGGATGGCCCCAAGCCGGAATTCATGAAGACAGAAACGGAGAAGGCCGAGGAGGCGGCCCCCGTGTCGGAGCTCGAGGCGGCCGAGGATGACGATGAAATGTTGAACGAAGAGGTGTTGTAAAGAAATAGATTAATTAATAGGATTTTTATACTATTCATTAATCCTCGTGGCCCTCCAGGGGAATGGTGGACAATCCCGGTCTCCCAACCAAGTTATTTATGCTATCAAATACAGTTATTCTGTGTTCGTCGGTGGTGTTCAGGGAGATGGGTGTCATTTTTATAATTTCGGGCAGCGACAGGTCGAACTGCTGGTCCTCAATCCTCTTTTCGAATGCCTGGAGGATTCTCTTACTTATGGCCGGTCCCTGTTCGAGCAACCGCGTCAGCGTCAAATCTGTTATTTTTACTAGCTCCCCACCCGTCTGGGAACGCTCCTGGCGATCCAGGCTCAGTTCGAGGCGGATTTGTCTCGACAGTTTGCCATACGCTATGGCGGCCGCCCTGTGGCCCTCCGACAGTTCCGCCAGCTTCAGGAATTGAGAAATTGTGGTCAATATGGCGGAAAAGAGATTGAACGAACCTATAATTAAAGGAACTATTGCCGACGCCTGGGCGTCGTCCCTAAAGGAACCCATGGACATGTTGGCGGTTCCGGACAGGGTGCCGACGATGATGGCCGGGAGGGTGAAGGACATGTGTCTACTTTTGTACTGACGATGACATTTCGTGTGCAGGTGGTTGTACACACTCGCTATTTCGCCATATCTTTTCAAAATATTCTCGTGGGTGGGCGTCCACCTATCCTGACGTTCCATCCTGCTACTGAAATATACTGGGAAAATATTCAATCGGACGCCATCATCAGGTCGGTGATTCCATTTTTTATTACCCACTTAATGAAATTTAACTGGCCCACCGTTGTTTCTATTACATTTCCAGGCTCTACTTCGAACTTTATACGCTGCGATCGGCAGAAGGGGTCAAAGTATTTTTTACTATATCCACTCAGCGACGACTTATACTCGATGTGAACCTGAAACAGCTTTCCATCGACATTCTTGACGTAGCTCGTGCCGTGGGTCTTCGCGAACTTCGTTACGAATTTTTCGATAGATCTCAGGGAAATCTTGAGATTACGGTGACACAAGATGTCGAGGAGGATCTGGGCGTTCTTCTCGACCCTGAAGAATGCCTCACAATTCATCAGGATGAGGCGCGACTTACCATCCATCTTCATTATTTCATCGGGTGGTGTTGTCTTTAAGTCAGTATGGATTTGGCGTGTTGTTTACATCGCGTGCCGTGCACCCTCCTTTTCCCACACAGCTTCACCCCGTTGTAGTGGGTACACACTTCCATGATCCACCTCCCCCCACTGTCCTTCTTGTTGTCTATCGCCTGGACGCACTGCTCCACCGACACCCACGGACACGCCTTGTTGACCAGGTGGAAGGCCTCCATGACCCGACAACTTTCGAGGCGGTATTCCTCCGCCTCCCTGTCCTCCCTGACCTTGGTGGCCGTTTCATTTAATATTTTAGTTATTTTGTTAATAGCTGAAATATGACGATCCTCAATCATTTCCCTTTTTAGTTCTCACGGGGTGTCTCTAACTTACTTCTGGAAATGACTTCTAATAACTAGGAAACCGGTCGCGGTGAGGGCGGCGGTGGCGAACAGGCCGAACGTGGACTGACCCCCCAGGCTCGAGAATGCGGGCACGTGGGCTGCAATCTTGCTTTGAAGCTGGGGGGAAAAGGCTCCCGCCACCAGGAGGGCCAGGAGCAGAAATTCGAACTGATTCTCCGACAGCCCCCCCGGGTAGGTGATGACGACCTCCTCGTACTCCCTGACACCGCCACCCAGGTGGCCGGTGGGGGCGGGGGGTGGCACCATTTCGATGGGGGTGCTGTCCTCCTCCTCCTCATTCATCATCATGGAGCGCTGGGCGTTTTGAATGGAGGGGTCGGAGCGAGTCTTCTGGGTGGGCATGGGGATGTTCAGGGGCACCCCCGAACCGTTACTGAGATCCACAGGATTCATTATGTTAATACTTGTTCTGGTTTTTTATCCCACCAAAAAACGCATTTAAGAGCTGTACAGGAGGCCCCCCATGCCCGCTGTAATACGCAGGATGTTGTAGTTCACGGCATACACGGGGGTGGTGAAGGTTCCCCCCCTGATCTCCAGGCGGGCCTGATCCAGGCGGGAGAAGTTCAGCGAACCGGTGGGCTGGAGGCGGGCCATGTCGTCGCAGAAGGGCATGACCATGGTGACATCCTCGAAACCACCCCCCTCGACCACCGGCACCGCCGCGAGGGATCCGTGGAGGTGGGGCCGCCCCGTTCCATATCCGGTTCCGTAGTAGCTCGGGACCTGGTTGAAGTGGGGCACCGCGGGGCGGGCGTCTCCCACGTCAGCTCCGTTCAGCTGGATCTTGATGGGGTTGGTCGAGTTGAAGCTGGCCTCGTTGCCCACCGACGCCAGGAACTTGACCGGGTGGTTGAATGTCAGGTCGACCCTCTCCTCGAGGCCGCTCACCGCCACCTTCTGGGTCTGGTGAATCAGCATCTCCTGGGGGGTCGATACGAACAGCTCGCGCTCCGCCACGTCCAGGTACATGAACTTGGCCCACACCTGGTACGTCTTGTCCTCGAAATCCATGTTGCCGGTTATGAGCGCGGGGGCGGCACCGCCGGTGGGGCCATACCCCCGCCCCGAGCCGGCAGCCCAGTAGATGCGGATCTCGACGTCGTGGAAGGCGAGGGCCGCCAGGGGGAGCGACTGGGCCATGTTCTCCGAGAAGAAGAACTTCAGCGGGTAGAAATAAGAATTACCCTCGGGGGTGCCCACCTGGGTGAAGGCGGAGGCCGTGGCGTCGACGGCGGTCGTGTGGATCTCCCGCACGGCCCCCACACACGAACCCCCCGCCTGACTGCCAACAGCAGACCGGGACGAGTGACACGCCATCAGGTCCTTGAATACCTTGGTGGAGAAATCGAAGTCCTGAGAATCAATCTGCTGGCCCCCGATGAAGAGCTCCACGTGATCGATGACGGTCGACCAGTCCACCAGCTCGGTGGCGCCGGCGGAGTCGGAACGGGTGATGTAGACGGAGTTGAGGAGGTCCCCCTTCCTCTCGAACCTCACCGACGACATGGCGTTGGCCTTGGGGGAGTTCTGGATCACCTGGGTCTCGATAACCGAAGAGAAATTCGTGTGCCTCTTGTAGGTGGACCGGAAGAAAGAGATTTCTGGATTTCCGGTGAGATGCACGTCTTGCTGTCCAATCGCAACTAACTGAGCAACTCCGGACATTTGGTTTACCATTACCAATTAAAATTTTTTTCATGGAATCTCGCGAATCTCCCGAAGAACTTGAACCACGCCGTCCTGTCCGTCACGAATGTCGACGAGACACCTGTGGCCCTCCCGGAATTCCCATATCGTCTTGAATCCCATTATAACCTCCGCCTTGCGGTATCGAAAGGGAACCTTCACCTCCATCAGGTCGAGTTCCACGTAGTACCTCTCACCGCGCCTGTAAATGGGTTTTGTGACGGTCATTTTTTTCAGACCTACAGGTAATACGATGTCTTTAAACATGAAGGAAGTATATGGTTTAATAATATTTTTTTTAGTGCCATATTACTGTTCTCAAATTTATAGAATGAAATTGATGCTACCCGGGGGGACCGGGAAGCCGAGCAGGGAGGGCATCGAGAGGGTCACCGAAACCATGCCCATAACCTTCGCGTTGCCCATGATGGTATTTCTATTCGTGCAGGGTGTGTTTGACGTCGTGAACGAGCTGGCCCCCGGGATTCCCTTCATAAAATATGTGGTCCTCCTGGCGGGGATTCCCCTGACCCTGGTGGTATATAACTTCGCGGGGGTCACCGCATTCTACACCCCCCTGGAGAGTGAATTCTGGACGACGACCGCCAGGTGGTGGGCATTTCTAATCGGTCTGTGGACTTTCGCGACGGCCCAGACAATGTATTTGTCGGTCCTGTTTCTCGCGAGGATCTCCATCACGTGGGTACACACCCTCGCAGGTTTCTTCCTCGCAATTGTTAAAATGGCGGTGAAGGACACGCCCCTGGAGGTCGTATTCGATTTCTCCTACGCGGTCTTCAAACAACTCGCCGATTTCATGGATGTGGTGGAACCCATCGTGGAAACTCTGGGCGCGGGGGCCAAGGCGGCCAAGGGGGCCGGTGACGCTATTGAAAAGGGGATAACGAGTGTATTTAGGTAAGGTAATAATAGTGGGCCCTGCGGGACCAGTATCCACGCGCCCTCCCCACCGACCACGGACGCTTGCCCAGGTCCCTGTTCACTGCGTTGTGGAGTTGAACAAAATATCGAAAGGGGTCCCCCCACCCCGAGGACATCTCCCCGTGCTTGGCAAAATTTGTTCGACACTTGACACACGGGAGGACGTGACCCAGATTGTCTATCACCCCCTTCCACTGGGGGGAGGGGGACGCCAGGGATTCCGCGTGGAGTACAGCCCAAAATATCGGCCCGAATACAGACGACTTGTAATTTCGTCGATAGCGCCCGGATCCTGAAAATTTACCGCGGGGAATGCGGAAACGCCTCTGAGTCACCCCCACCCGCGTCCTCATCTTACGGGGGTTCTTTGCAAGGAATGCATTATAATCGCCCTGGGACTCCCGGCCCCCCGTGTGGGCCCTCCACAGGGCACCCCGGGATTTGAAGCAATTCCGGGGAATTCCTGGGAACAACCTGGGATCTATTTTACTCAGGGCATCCAGAAATTCCCTCGTCCTCCTGGAGGGACGGGGGGCGCTCCCCAGTATGACGAATTTAACGACCAAGTCCATTACTGTAGGTCGCTTTTATTTTTATCCTAGGTGATAACAATACACCCATGGATGAGGACACCCTCAAAAAAATTAAGAAATTGAGAATTCGAATTACGAAAAATGTCGTCCGTGATGGAAAGAAGCGCCGCGTCAAGAAAACAGACGAGGAATTGATGAACGACCTGGACAGGGCCCTCCGCAAGAAGGTAACCACCCCACCCAATCTGCCAAACCTCGTACCAAACAACAAATCCAGCCCGGGGGGTAACCGTGTCGTGGCGGCCGCGAAAAAATTATTGTCACCGATAAAGCCGCCCAAAAAATCAACCAGGTTATCGTGGCTGCTGGGGTGGACCAGGGCCCTCCTGGCCTCGTCCCTGGTGTGCCACCTGTTCTGTGCGTTTTGCTTCTTCCACTACAAGAAATTCTACGTCTACGAATTCGGAGAAGCCGTGGCGGACGAGTGGTTCCACAAGTGGGCGAGCTGGTTCGTGGGACACACCAACACCTACATGTCCACCGCCATCTCGGAGTTCATCCAGATACAGCTGTCACCCCTGGGCTACGGAACCAAGCTCTTCGCCTGGGTGACAGCCCGCGGGGCAGTCATATCCCTCCAGTCCACCCTGACGGCAACGATTCACGAAATATTCTACAGAGCCAAGTCGTACTTCAAACCCCACGAACGACTCTACGCCGTGTTCAGGATGTGCAACTGTTACACCAAGGCCAAAAGTCTCGTGGGGAAGAAGGGCTCGATCCGGGACCTGGAAAAACTCACACGTAAATTCATAACGAAAATGAATGGGGAATTCGCCAAACTAGATATGCTCCCCCACGTGCTGCTCCCCCACTCCCACATCGTCACACCCAATTTACCGTTACTCCGGGAGAATATGAAGAAAAACATGAACGGGAGGGGGAATCCAGGGATGGTCAGGTTCCAGAATATGGGATACGTATCCCTGGCCCACTCCCTCCGGGCGGGCGCCCTCGCCTCGGTCCCCCTCGCGGCCCTGAGAATGATTCGTCGCTAATTGCGTCGACAATCATTATTAATGAATAAATAATAAGATTTATTAATTAATAATTAGTAGGGACACTCTGCGAATTTGCGGAGTTCCTCCGGAGCAGACGATTCGAACGACTTGAGGACATCCCGCACGACGCCCTGGAAGTATCGCTCATCCCACACCACCTCCTGGCTGGCGGGGGTACCCCCGTCCACCGCCTCCACCAGAATAGCCTTTTCGTAGCCCAGGAGGTACATGTACGCCATGACCTGTACCCTCTCGTAATCGCGAACCTCCTGGAAAAGTTTATTCATGCGATTCTTGAACTCAACCACAGTGTCATCGGTCCTCGCGTCAATCCTCCCCACCAGGTCCATGTAGGGGGATATGCTCTTTCTGTAGAACCGGGGGTCCCTCTGGAGGGACATACCGGAATTCGCAGCAAAATTTTCGAAGACCCTGTTCTCGTACTTGGTCCCGAAATCCGTGTTCAGGCGGCGGGTGAATTCCCCCCTGGCCAGTTCGGCGTCTTTCTGCAATTTGGTGAATTTCCTCTCGTCCAGGGACGCAGACCGCCTCAGCTTCCTGTCAATTCCCATGTTCACCTTTTCCCGGAGTCTATTCAATTCGGCGGTGGTGGTGGGCACACCGTCGCTGAGACTCTCGACCAATTCTGGAAATTCTGCGTGGACAACTTGCTTGGAATGCAGCCACGTGGGCACCTCTCCGATCCGATTCACGTAGGCAGTGAATGCCAGGGTGGAATGGCGCTTCAGAACCCTCTCCCACCCATCGCGACGGGTTTTGAAGGGGTTCCTGCCCGAGAGGGCGGCGAGTTCGCTGGCATTCAGAGTTATCCTGGTCATGTCGCTTTTTATATTACTCATGATTTATTCCTCGGTGAGAAAATATTTTTTTTACGTGAAGGGAAGTCCAATCATTCCATTATGAATCACAGCGACCCCATAATTCATCGCGTATAATTTTACGTGGGCGGAGTCTCCCTCGGTTCCGTCTGTCGTGATGACCGACTCGATCTTTCCGAATCTCGAAAGATTAATGTAACCGTCGGGAACGAATTTGTTGGATATCGTTCGAGAAATAAATTGCCACCTGCCAAAATACCTCGAGAAATTGGTGGCTTTCTCATACACGTCAAATATCTTCTCGTTGGAGAAATATTTCTCTCCATTCAGATACACCTCGAATTTCGTCACCGAGTCGTGGAATTTCATTTCCGTTTCGCTCGCGTCGCGGATGATCAGCAGGAATGCGAAAACGGGATTCCTGAAGTACAAGTTTGACTTCTCAAAGTAAATTCTCTGCAACTGCAACTGGGGGAATACGTAGGTGAGCCTCCGCATGCTGAAATAATCTCGGTGAATTCCATCGAGATATCCCCCCCGAATCCTGACGGCGGCGGTGGGGGGTGTCACGTTCTCGATCATGGCGTGGGTACCGATTCGAAATTGGAGGGTGTGGTATCGCATCGCACAGAGGGGGAATGCCCTCTCGATCCCCTCCCCGAACATAGGTATTCTGAACATAAATTCTCCCCCCCTGCGTATGGAGTCGGTCGAGCCACCGTCGTAACTCAGTGACTTCCCAGAGAGGTAGTCGTTCACGGAATGAGATTTGGGCTCGTTCGTTATCTCCTCCCACTGGGTCAGGAAATCACCCGTCCACCTCGATATGGTCTGACCCCCCGCATTCAATTCAACGTAATCGATGACGCCGTGAATTGAATCATTTGGTAAAAATTTAACGCAATTCTCCCACCTCAGAACCAGGTGCGAATCTATGATCATGTCGGCCGCCCCCTGGGGAATGTGACACACGTACTCCCTCCCCCCCTTATTCAGACCCTCCGGCGCCGACACTGGAATTTCAACCACATCAATCATGAATGGGTGAAATTTTTCAATTTTCTTCACAAAGTATGTCATCTTGGGATCGCCAGTCAGATATAAATCCTCGACACCGTACGACAACAACTGCATCTTAAACTAAAGTAGTTTTTTTATTATTGTACTTTTTTGACTCTTCTTGGATGCACCCTCGGGGGGGCCTTTCCTCTTCTTGGACATCTGCATCATCTGTTGTGCAGCCCTCCAGAAGGAGGGAGAACCAAACTTGAAGTGACTCCTCAACTTGGCCCGATACCAGAATATACAATCTGATATGGCATTTGATCTTGATGTCTGGTCCAGAACCAGACACTCGAAATTCTCAGAACACGCGTCGTACACGTCGTTGAATTCGGCCATCGAGGGAAATATTCCAAAAAATTGTCGGTAGAGTCTCTCCCGGTTGCTCTTTATGGGGTCCCTGTACACAATGCAGTAGTCGAAATTGCTCCTGGCGAAGGGGGGGACGTCCAGCGCGTACTGGGTGGATATTATGGTAAACAATTTATAGTGACGACCGTTCAACATGAGATTTCGAAAGAGTGGATCCTTGAAGAAACTTTTGTCATACATGCAGTCGTCCAGGATTAACAGGACGGGCTGTACATTATTCTGTTTTATCATGGCCCTCTGACGATCAAATATATTGGACAGTATGGAAGAATCGTACTCGTGATGAATAAAAACACCCGGAATGAAACGAGAATAAAAACCGTTCGACTCCTCGGTTCCAGATATCACGACGGCCGAACCAATTTTATCCTTCTTTGCGTGAAGAACATCCGCGATGAATGTGGACTTACCACTTCCCCTCTTTCCGATCACCAGCAGCGTCTTGTCATCGGGAATCGATTCCGGATCCCACTTTTTCAACTTTAGGGTCTTCGTCATGACCCGTATCTATACTGGTATTTTATATTTTTAATCATCAGATATTACAACGGAAACACATGCCCCCCGTACCCATCCTAATATTAATCTTCATCCTAATTTCTGCCGTGGCCATTAGAATTTCACAATACAGGGCGAGCAGGGGAATTGTTCTGGATTCCACCAAATTCAACTAGTGATACCTGTATCTCCACTTCAACTGCAGATCGTCAGAACGCCTATCCCGCCGACTTCCCTTCCTCTGGATGTAGAGGGAGTCGCTCAGCCATATGCATGTTCTTTTAGAAACGGGTTTTTCGTACAATCCCTCCACGATTCTATCGAAAAATTCATCCATCCGGGTCATGCTCCGGATGTCCCCCTCGACGGTGTGAACCATCCACTCGGGGCGGTACACCTCATCCTGGCCCACGAATGCATCCCTCAGGTAGACCACCACGTCCCTCCGCGAAATATCAACGGACCCCCTCCCCTCCGGACAGCCCCGGAGACAGACAGACTCAATCTCCCTCTTCATGGTGGAGTCCTCGAAGTACGAAAATTTTCGTCTGTCCACCGCGTGACCCCTGGTGTTCAGACCATTCTTCGTCTGGATGTTGGATGACGTACCATCGCGGAAGTAAATTACGAGGTCCGTTTTTACCTTTAATTTGTTAAGAATTTGAACTCTATCTATTTCCTTACTAAAATATTTTCTGAAATTTTTGGGCCCCAACAACCTCTCGGCCGTATAGCCACTCCGAGCGATGGTTCCAGTCATTTACTCAGTGGGTGCGAACCCCTTAAGTTCCTCGCGTTGCTGACCCGGCTCACAGGGACCCACGGCCATCCACACGATGTCGTCGTATTTAGTTATAGACCCCACCCTCGGGTCGGAGGGGGGAGGCCTGGCCAGGGAGTTCATGTGCAGGGGGTCCAAATTATACTGGGCAAAAAATTCAGCAGCCTCCCGCGACGAAAATAACCCGATGGATTCGATGGAATCATCCTGATGAATTACCTGCAACTCCCACCGAAGAAAGAAACCGTGAAAATGAATGTAGGTATTCATGTCTTATACTATCTACGCCCATATCCCTCGGTGGTTTTTTGTACAGTGTCAATCATTGTTATTATATGCTTTTGTAACATTTTTTTGTATCTATACTCCATCCTGGAGATATTCTTCGTTTTTGAATCCACCCGAGCCCTGGTCAGCATCAGGTCCTGGCGTATATCCGAAATATATTCCTGGCCGTAGGCTATTTCGATTTCGACAGGCTCCTCGGGATCGCTGGGGATCGCCCGGACAGTCTCCTTATATAATTCTTCGTCAGACAAACCGTACTGGTCTGGACCCGGGATTTCATCAGTTGCATATAGTATCAAGAACATCACGTGCCGGGGGGGTGGGTCGGCGGCGGTGAACGTCATTTGTTCCCGGGGAAATCTTCGTTTAAGCCTGATGAAGATCCCGTTGCTCTCCACCACGTATCTCTTTCCCTCGTGCTTAACAAAATTCAACTCCCTCTCGTACCCCCTAATCCTCTTGCGGAGATCTGATAATTCCCTCCCCATGACTGCACTCTTGTCATGAAACCTACTATCCAAATTCGAAACCACGCGGTGCATATATCATATGCACGAAAAAACTGAAAAAAAATTTTTAAACCTCATGATAAATGAAGGAAATCCCCTTCAGAGAGGATTACCAGTTGTACGGGAGGGTTACCAGGGTCCTGGGAAATATGCGTTTCACCCTGTTGTGCTCTGATAATATTGCCAGGATTGGAATCTTGAGGGGGAAGATGTATCGGCGAAAGTGGCTGAAAGTAAACGACGTGGTCCTGGCCGATGTCAGGGAGTTTCAGGATTCGAAGCTCGACATAACCCACATCTATGATAATGACGACATCAAGTACTTACTGAAATTACAGGAAATCGATTACAAATTTTTGCACGGGAAAGAGGAGGACTCGGAAGAAATTACCCAGGAGGAGATCGAGGAATCTTTCACGTTTGACGAAACCACAGGAATCGGCCCGGAGGACGTCGAGTTAGACATCGATGACATTTGACCTGCTGAAACAAGTTGCAACCGACATCGACTCGATCCAACTCAGGTTTTCCCAGTTTTTTTATCCCAGGTTTTCTTGCGAATTTTTTTTTCTCCGCATATCATACAACTATTCAACTATGGCAGGTGGTCTTCTCCAGCTTGTCGCATACGGCGCACAGGATGTCTATCTCACTGGTCAACCTAAAGTCACGTTCTTCCAGGCGGTCTACCGTCGCCATACCAACTTCTCCATGGAGACCATCGAGCAGGTCAGCAACGGTTCCTGGAGCTCAGGCGGCCGCATCTCGGTGACGATCGCCCGTAACGGTGATCTCATCGGCGAATGCTTCATGGAGCTCGTCACGACCCGCCCGGGTATGGACTGGAGCTGGGCCGCGGAGCGGGCTGTGCAGGAGGTCGAACTGACAATCGGAGGTCAGCGGATCGACAAGCACTACCAGCGGTGGTGGCGTCTGTATTCGGAGCTGTACCTCAACGAGACAAAGAAGGCCAACTACGGCCGCATGACGTCAGCTTCCATCACGAACACGCGCGTGTTCCTCCCCTTCCTCTTCTTCTTCAACCGTAACCCCGGTCTCTTCCTCCCCCTGATCAGTCTGCAGTACCACGAGTGTCGCATCGACATCACGCTGGGAAGCGACTTCACGAATGACTTCGATGCGGGCCAGACGAAGATCTGGGGTAACTACGTGTTCCTGGATACCGAGGAGCGTCGTCGGTTTGCACAGAAGTCCCACGAGTACCTCATTGAGCAGGTGCAGATGACGGGTGTGGAGACCCTGACAGCCGGCACAACCTCGTGCAGCGGCACTTTCCGTCTGTCATTCAATCACCCCGTCAAGGAGCTCGTCTGGGCGATCTCCGACTTCGCCACCGTGGGCCAGAACGACACGTCCCTCTGGAACTTCACCACCGAGTGGGGCGTCCCAGCCGGGTCGACATCGCTCGTTCCCACACTGACGACCAGCGGTGCTACCAAGAGTGGTCTGGGTGGCGGTTCCCCGTCCCTGGCCTCCACCGGTCTCATGTGGTCTGAGGGCCTCACGGAGGCCGCCGGTTCCCCCGGTTCCGCGACGGTGCTCTCCGGTACGACCAACGAGATGAAGTTGATGCTCAACGGTCAGGATCGCTTCAAGGCGTCCAGCGGGAAGTACTTCAACCAGGTGCAGCCCTTCTACTACCACTCCGGTAACCCCTACCCCGGTATCGGTTGCTATTCCTTCGCGCTGAAGCCGGAGGAGCTCCAGCCCAGCGGGACGTGCAACTTCTCGCGCATCGACAACGCACAGCTGCACATCACCTCCACCTCCGCCGTGGCGAAGTACCTCCACCTCTTCGCAGTCAACTACAATGTTCTGCGTATTTCCAGTGGAATGGGCGGTTTAGCATTTTCCAATTAGCGTAATGATAGGGATAATTATTTTACTCTATTAATAATATATTAAAAATCAAACATTGAGATATTTCAAGTATCCCAATGTTTGAAATGAACTCGAAAAAACTTCGAGCTTCAACAAGTTAGAGGTAAATAACCATTGAATACAAATACAAACATGAGCACAAACGAACAGGACGCAGAGAGATTACTGCAACAGCGAAAAATGGTTTTGTACAAAGAGAACAGATCTGTCATTACTAGGGTATTTAGGGAACTTCGCAAAAAGAAAAATGGAGAATTCTTCGCTCGGCAAAATTACTACTGTTGTTCCTCATGTGCTGTGAGTGCTATACCAGATGAATTGGATAATTGGGTATTTTATCATATGCAGGATAGAGATGATCTTATAGAGGATCAATGTGTATCTCTTGGCTGGCAAGGAGATGTCAGTAAAATTGTTGAACTTTTCACCAGCGAGATTGGATCGTCGCCATTGGTAGATGTAAAGTGGGATGGTTCTTCTTCAACGCGAATCTCATTGACATTCAGATCAGACAATCTCGAGTAAGGCGTGACGCTGAAAAGGATTTCTGCATTTTTCCGTGTATTCTCAGAAGAGATGGTCCAGGAAATGTTGAAAAATCTTCGCCGCCATGAAAAACAAGTTAGAGACAATTCACCATGTGCATTAATATGCCACCGAATAAAGGTGATAGGAGACCAATCGAAAATAGCACAGACTACCTCAAATGGGACGGGCAAACATGGAGGCGTTTCTGCATGCACGAAAGGGAACGCAAAAAATGCAAAAAATGTGGAGGAGCCAGTATTTGCATACACCTCGTGCAAAAATCTAATTGCATGAAATGTGGAGGAGCCGGTATCTGCGAACACAAAACGTATCGAGTATACTGCAAAACGTGTAAAGGGTCGGGACTCTGCCCTCACCAAAATAGAAAAGGCCGGTGTATCGAGTGCCCCTATACAACAATCCCTTCTGGAATTTGTAAAATATGTCTTCAGGCGCTACTGGGTCCTAAACGCATGAGAACTGGAATCTGTGCCTCCTGCGATCCAGACGTACCCGAGAGAATCGAGATTGTCTTTGGTAACGCGATCATCGAGGCATTCGGCTATCCACCCAACGCCAGGGATAAGACGATGGCATCCGGTTCCTCATGTAAAGGCATTTCGAATCGACGTCCAGATCTTCTGTGGATCAATCCCGGGAAGGTTGCCGTGGTCGTTGAGATCGACGAGGATTCTCATTCTACTAGAGAATCTTCGTGCGAACTGAAGAAGATCAGCGATCAGAACGAAGCGATTCAGTCAATTGATGGATGCGAATGCATCCCAGTCCATACAATCCGTGTGAATCCTGACGCGTACGACGGAGGACGTGTTTCGATGCAGGAGAGGGCGGAGAAGGTTGCCGAGATTCTCAAAGACATTCTTCACGGGGACCATGAATACGAGCAGAACGGTTACATGAAAGTCATATTCTGCTATTACCACAGCAAGTCTCAAAAGCACGTCGACGCCCACATCGAGTGCGGGCAATTCGATGTGTCCATCACTTGATTTCTTTTTGCCCATTTACTATAACATGACTAAACATGATCACACACAGTGTATCAAATCCGAACCAGCTGTGAACTGGAAATGTATTATTTTCACATTGATCCTCTCGGGTGGGTACTGGTTCCTTCCTCAGAGGAATAAATGGATTTTGCTGAGCCTCCTGTACTTCCCCTATATACTTCTAGCGTATTATGATCACTGGTATCAGTGCAAGAGAAACATGGGACCAACGTATCTGGCAATGTTCTACTGGTGGGCAAAGCCGAAGGACAGTCATCAGGTTGAGGCGTACAAAAACTGGTGTCCCGACATCAAGAACAGAGTTTTCATGATTGACCTGGTCATCCTCGGGATCGGAGTTCTCCTCCTGCCGTCGTTTATTTCATGGAAACCCAAATAATTTTTTGGATTCTAATTTATTAAAAATCAAACACTGAGATATTTCAAGTATCCCGGTGTTTGAAATAATTATTTTTTTTGAATTATAATATCAATGAAACGGACCATCACATCTGTTCTGGGCGAGAGTATTTTCATTGGTTTGTTTGCGATGGTGGTTTATCTGTGCATCGCCTATTTGGTCGATAATATGTGGCTGAGGATATTTCTGATCGGTTCCCTCACCCACCTCCTGTTCGAGTTCGGACCGTTCGGTAACGTGAACAAACAGTGGTGCGACAAATCATTCCCTAAGTAAAAAAATAATTTATCAAGTAAGAATAATGTCTTCTCACTCGAATTCAGTGAATAGGTCTTACAACTCACGCTCCGCGAGATCCCGGAATGTTAGCCCGGCGGGAAGTTCCGTAAATTCCTCCGGTCGGTCCATCCAGAATTTTAACTTTCAAAACAACAACCAGAACTCTGACATCCCTTATACCCTGATTCGAATCAGCGGAAGGTATTACGTGCGGTACGGAAGAAACTCAGCTCTCGTCCGACCCCTCAGACTCCTCTCGAGGGAAAATTTAATTTTTGTTTTGCACTCGCTGTATTACGAGACTGGTGTTCACAGGAACGCTAACATCAATAGTACAAATAACAAGAATACTTTGATGACGTTTTTGTACCCCTACCTGAGGGCAGTCATGCCAGGGAGGGCGAATTCTTCTTTCGGTGGGGTCGTCACCCAGGCACTGATAAATAGTATTCCCTAAATTAATAATTTTGTTGTTAGTATAATATGCAGAATATCAGGTCTGTCATACTAAGTCGATCAAATCGCAAGAGAAAATTCAACCAGTTGAACTATTTGCTTAATGGTGGAGAATATAACATTAACATCGCAGATGAATATGGAAAGACCCCGCTCATATGGGCAATAGATTATGGTTACAATGACTTGGCGGAATTGCTAATCAGCCACGGGGCCAATGTGAACAAAGCCGACACCCTCATAGGTTATACACCCCTCATCTATGCAATTGGTGAAGATAATGAAAAATTGGTGAGAAGTCTTCTCAGGGGGGGAGCGTCTCCAGACAAACAATCTAGAACAGGACACCTACCTATTTTTTATGCAGTAGATAAAAATAACGTCAGGATTGTCGAACTACTTCTCGCGGCGGGAGTGTCTCCAAACAAGATGGATTCTTATAGACGAACTCCCCTACACACTTCGATCATGAGCGGGCGATTTGATGTGGCAAAATTGCTTCTCAAGCATGGAGCGGATCCAAATAAGAGAGACATGATGGGACGAACGCCTCTGCACTGGCTGGCCCACTGTGGACGACCGGGATCTTCCAATATTCTAAACCTTCTCATCAACAAGGGTTCCAACCCGTACATGAAAGATAACATGGGAGTCGCGCCACTCGAATTGTTTTACAATAAGAAAAATGTAAGCCTAAGTAAATTAATGAAGAATAAATTTAAGAATTCTATTTTGAATAGAAAAAATAACAAAGTCTATAGAATTGAACAGTTTCTTCATAACAGATCGCGAATGATGGGGAATAATAATTTTTTAGAAAACAAAAATAATAAAATTTTACAGAAGACGATCAAATCACTGAAGTCAAAAATGAACAGAGAAACAAACGACACATCTTTAAAAAATCTCAAGAATAAAATCAATTATTTACAGAAATTTCGTAATAATACTCTATCAGAGCGACAACGATACCTCGAAAAAACAAAAACGTTGAATAAAAAAACAATTGTAAATTTTGCCAGACATATGACAAGTTAATCAATTATTGCCAGATTTTGAAAAAACTGGTAAAAATTGAGTTCAGTTACGCTTTCGTTTCTTGGTTTGCACTTTGAGTATTTTATTTCGAAT